TTGGAAGCTGACCCGAATAGAGCAAGCTAATAAGCTCTCTGTATGCTTTAGCCCAGCCAATTTTAGAGTCGGCGACGTGTATAACGGTATCGGTGTCATGAAATTCCTCCGCTACTTCTGGTAGCTTTGATACGTATTGACGTTCGACACTGAAGCCTACGCCTGTACCGCACATCAGGACGTACATCATTTCGTCAAACGCTTTGGGGTGGTCGATAGGTAAGTAGGAGCAGTTAAACCCAGCGACATTGTCACGGTCCAGAGCTTCTCCTGCAGTCATAAGCGCCCTCATGGAAGGCATTACGTCTAGCTCGTAGATAGAATGAAAGATCTCTGATTGGTCAAACTCGTTTAGCTCTACTCTATCACACCAGTAGTTTAGGTATCTGTTTACGGTTTCTTCCCAAGTCTCCCGCCGCTGTTCCTCTGGTAGGTAACGAGCGTACCGTGACTTGTGTATGTACTGTTGATATGCGTCCATTAATTGATTTCCTTGATTAGTCGTTCAATGTACCAGCGGCACTTACGTAAGTCCTCTACTGGTTTTCCCTTGTAGTCATAGCGCCAGAGGTACTTCAGTGCGTTACCCTTAAGATAACCGTTGAACTCGTGTTCAGGCATGGACGCTTTGATTGCTTCGATGGCTTCGATTGATCCTTTGTTGTAGTGGTCAGGTTGCTCCACAGGGTCTACCTGCTTCGGCTTCCTAATGGACAGGTTGTTCAGTGCAGCAACTGTGTCCCACTCAGCAGGGGTCGCGTCATCAATACTCATTCTCTTCCTCCTCTAGCTCTTGTTCAAACACATCCAGTCTGTTGATTAGCTTGTCCTCAAACCTTTCCAGCAGTTGCTCTGAGGTTATCTGTAGGGCCTCCAGTAGGTCGTCTGGGTCAAAGGTTTTCAAGAGGCGTTCCTTAACTTCCTCTAGTGTTAGCGACATGGTCAATCAACTCCTGTAGTGTCTCTATAGTATACCATAAAATGTTCTCTTTGTCACACCATTCTGACATAGTCATTTTAGCCCCCTTGCGTATCTTCTTGTTGGGTTGCATGAGGACAAACACTAGCTCTTGTCCTGCTGGCAGACTATCTCTGATACTGGTGTATTTCTTGGTGTCTCCGTCTCTAAAGTACCCCTTGCACTCCACGAGAACACCAGAGGCGCTGTGAACAAAATCAGGACGATAACTGCGCTGAATAGTGTAGGGGACGGTGAAGGGTTCATAGTCAAAACCTTTTAGTAATTTGGAAACGTCTTCTTCAAATGTGCTACGAAAGCGTGATCTCCGGGACCTTCGGCTCATTGATAACCTCCGTTAAATATCTTGGACCTGAAGAATAGGCGAAGGCGCGAACGGTAGGCCAACATACCTTTTTGTAGGAACAGTAGGAGCATCCGACGGCGAGTTTCTGGTTCCCACTCTTTCCATCTGCGATAGTGCCGTAGCATACGTCGGGTGGGGTTGGATGCTCCACTAGCTTTTTTACGTGGTCAATGCGCTCCGATATGTCATAGCTGATAAGGTCATAGACAGGGGCCTGAGTGTCCTCCTGATCGTACATAAGGTACGTCAGATGACCATTCTGCTTGTCCATAGCTAACCATCCAAATTTAGAAGCACCCTCTGAATATGCGTATCCTTTAATTTGAGCCACGTAGCCAAATGGGTCGTCATAAGCCAGTGTACCATCTTTGAATTTCCTAAACCCATAAGTTGACACACTCTTAACGTCAGTAACAATACCATTGATTTTACAGTCCATCGAACCTGTAATGCCATTAACTTCACACTTTTTCTGTTCATCCGTTACCTCATGACCTGCGGCTCTAGTTAGAAACAGTAGCATTTCCTCAATGAGGTGACCATAAAGAAACTTGACATAGGTATGACCCTGTATGTCGTCGGACGTTTCCACGTCGTTGTAGACGTTCCAGAGGTAACGGTCTTCGCGCCCAATGTTGGACATGCGTAGCTTACGTCCGTCCCTCTTTCGGCCACCAAACTCGTTACGCATGAGTTCCTTGACGTTTTCACCGAAGAGTTCAATGTTAGCCTCTAGGTCCACGCCTTCTGCTACTTCTTTTGTCTCCATCAGTTTGTAGATGTCAGAGACCAGTGTGTATACGCTCTTCATACGTTTACCTCAGTGGGTTTCTGCCCACGTTGTTCCAACTTTGTATTCTCCGTCAAGGGGACATCGGAGGTTGAACTCCACACCTGCCGCCTTGAGGCACTCCACTGCGAGCCAGCCATACTTCTCTGCTTGGTCTGCAGCCACCTCCGATTGTACTTCGTCATGTATGTTACCTATGAATTTATAGTCAAGTTTCCACTGTCGTGCGTAGTTGTCCAAGATGACCAACGCTTGCTTCATCACGATAGCCCCTGCCGCCTGAAGTAGTGTGTTCAGTGCAGCATGTTCAGATCGAACTCTAAGTCTACGTCCATCAAGTCCTGTGAGATAGCCTCGCCCAGATGCTCTAGCAACGCGGTCTCGTAAACTTTCAAGAGAAGGTGTATTTGATAGAAATCGTCGTTTAAGATCTGCGCCGTCCTTTGCGCTTCCTCCAACGATGGTTCCAATCTTTGCGTCTCCTGCTCCGTAGAGGAAAGCGTAGATGAAAGTCTTAGCTTGAGGTCTTGTTTCAAGCCCCGCAGCCAGTTGATTTCTTGTGTGTATATCTTCGGTGAGGAGGACATTGGTAAACTCCTTATCGTCCATGTAGTGTGCCAGCATTCTAAGTTCCAACCCAGAAGCGTCAAAGCCAACCAAAGCCTTCCCAACAGGTACAGTCCAGCAGGAGCGACACTCGTGCCCGAAGGGGCTGTGGCTTGCTGGGACTTGCGCCATGTTGGGACTCTGGTGGGTCATACGTCCAGTGACTGCGCCGTTGCTAATGACACGACCATGAACTCTCCCGTCGTCCTGCACATGTTCTAGCCATGAGTGGACCTGTGCGTATCTCTTTTGTAGCATCAAGTACTCACTAATGGACCTAGCCTCTGGCAGGTCAATGGTGTCTAGAACAGCCTCGTCAACGATGGGATTCCCTTTCTCCGTAACTTTCTGAAAGACGACACCAAGCGTTGATAAGCGCCTCGCAATCTGTTGCCTAGAACCAACGTTGAATACCTCAACTCTATCTTTAAGTCGTTTACCCGTCTTCTCAGACCACCTCTGATGTATGATAGGCGGGAACTTCTCCTGCAATCCCTCTTCAATTTCATTCATTCTCTCCTTAAATGTTGCTAAAAGGTCATAAGATAACTCTTGGTCAAGTAACCATCCGTTTCTCTCCTGTTGTTGTACAGCGTACTGCACCTTGTGTTCCAAGTCGATGGACCGCTGGTCGAACCCTGCCATGTCCCTGACTAACTGTTTGTGTACGGCCTCTGTGACCTCCGTGTCACGCTCACAGTACTCAATCATAGCAGTAGATAAGCAGGACCAGTCGTCGTGGTCACCTTTGGGGAAGCCCAGAAGCTCACCCCAGACCTTCAGGGAGTGTCCACCGGCACGACTTGGGTCGTAAAGCCTAGACAGCACCAGAGTGTCCACTATGCGCTCAGGAGCCACAGAAACGCCCCAGAGACGTTTTAGCACTGGGAGGTCGTAACCTATCAGGTTGTGGCCTACGACGCTCACAGAGCCTTCTAGAGCCTTACAGAGGGTGTCTGGGTCCCTGTGTACAGTATTTACTCCATTTTCCCGTGTCACAACACACCAGATGCGCGTGGGGTTGAGACCGTCGGCTTCCAAGTCAAGGTAGATCAATTCTGTGTCTCCAACACTATGATGTCTAATCGTATTTTCTGATAAAGCAAATCAAAAGAAGAAACATAGTCGTCACATTCTTTTTTACTGCCTTCAAACACGACATTTGCACCCAAATCTCCTGAAAACACGTCGTACTTAATTACTGCGTAGGTATACATCAAAAGTCACTCCCGATGTGTGGGTTAGCGACTTCCGTTAGTCTACCCGTGGAACGATCATAGGCCAACCAACAGGCAGGTCCGGTTTCGCCGGTGTACCGGTTCTTCAACACTCGTACAGTCGTGGTATTTCTCACGTCCTCGTTCTCATGTTGCTGATCCCGTTCCATGCCGATGACAATGTCTGACAACTGTGCAATCGCTTGACTACCCCTAAGTTCACCCAAGCTGATCTGAGCACCGTCCTCATGGGCCTTGCCTTGGGATCTCCGGAGGTGTGACACGAGGAACAGACAGATACCCGTCTCAGCCACCAGAGTCCGTAGCTTGGTCATTATTTCGTCAATGGCTTTTCGTTCGTCTCCCGACTCTTGAGAAGACACGACGATTGACAGGTGGTCCAGTATGACGTACCGGCAGTCAAGTGCTTTTGCCATGTAGCGAACACGGGCGAGCAAGTTATCTGCTGAAGTTGATCCCCAATGGTCAAATAGGTAGTAACGTCCTGTTCCCAGTGTGGTCTCCCAAAACGGTCGAAGTTCGTCCACAGGCGTGTCCTCTTCCAAGTGAAGGGGCCTGTTTGCCGCCACCGACATGATACCAAGCGTTGTTCGGGCCAGATCCTCCTCAAGCGCCAAGACTCCAATATTGCCTTCGCATCGGCGTAGTAGATCATATTCGATTTCTCGGATAAATTGGGACTTTCCCATACCACTGCCGCTAGTGATCGTGACGAGTTCATACGGCCTGTGTCCTCTTGTGATGTGATTTAGGCCTTCCCATGGATAAGGTATTGACTTTACGTTTCTCTTTTCTACCAGCTTGTCCCATGTGTCAGTACCGGCGACAATACCGTCGGGCCTGTAGGTCTTAGCATTCCACCAGTGTTGCGTGAAGTCCTTGACCCTGTTTGCCATGAGCATGTCACTGGCGTCCTTCAGCGGTAGCTTACAGATCTTCAGCTTGTCAGGACTGAAGAGGTCCTTGACTTGTTCAACTGCTTCTTCTCCTGCCTTGTCGTTGTCGAAGCAGAGTACCACTGTGTCGTACCCTTCGAGCCACTCCAGTTGGGCCTTGATCTCCTTGGCGGCGTTACTAGCGCCCGACCGAAGCGAAACCACGTCCCAAGACTTCCCAGACATCTCATAGATTGCCAAGGCGTCCAATTCGCCCTCAGTAATCGTGATGAAGGTGTCCCTGTTGCACTGTTGTTGTCCGAAGAATCCGACGTTGCCTACGTCCCCCATTGACATGAAGCCTTTGGTCTTGACCTCGCGTACCTTTGCCGCGCACAGGTCACCCGTGGACATGTCGTAGTAGGGGTAGTAGTGCTTCTCTATTTCACCTGTGGAAGAGTACTCCACGGTGACCCCGTAGCGCCCACAGGTGTCCTGAGATAAGCGCCGTTGGGGTATGCTTGAGACCACTCCCTTAAAATTAAGGGGCTTGGCCTTAGGTAATTCTGAGGTCATGCCTTGGTCTCCACCATGAACGTGATAGTCACAACCGGCACCAAAACAGTGTTGGCCCCCGTCGTCGTAGATAGCGAGAGCGTCCGAAGAACCACACTCCGGACAACTCTCGTGTCTTAGGAACTTAGAAGTCTGCGGCATCGCCTACGGCAATCTCTGCTTCCTCTAGTACTTTGACCGCCTCAAGGTAGGTCGATACGCCATGCACTGGGTGAGGCTGTCCCAGCTTGTACTTCAGGCGGACTGTGGAGTTGTACGGAACTTCTCCGGCGTAGGGTGTACCCTCTGCGTCAAAGACTTTGATCTCGTACTTTGACTTGAACTTGCGTTGCTTGTTGCCTTGGTAGTCCTTGATCTTGACACCGTTGGCTGCAAGCTCCGCAGCGTCTTCCTCTGACAATGTGATTGTCATGGAGTAGGCTCCAGTTGACTGACCGTTGTACACGTCGTGTTCGGTCACGTTGCTGAAGTTAACTACGCCTTCTACTGTTGTTGCTGTCATGGAATAATCTCCGTTGGGTTGCTTTGGTTTAGCTCTGAGAATTCCTCAGAACATACTAATAGTATACACTACTTTTACTGTCGAATCAAACTATATTCACGTACTCCTCGTTAATGATTGTCTGCACATGGACGTACCCTTCGGGCCAGTACGTGTAGGACTCTGCGAGTGCCTTGGCTGTCCTGTGTACTGAGGCCTCGAAGTTCTCAAACAACCCTAGTTCGTCCTTGCAGTACCAAAAAGGTATGCGTAGGACTGGCTCTGCTGGACCACGTTCCTCATAGTACACAATGATCTCTGCGTCGTTACCTATGGGTCCGTCGTTACCGAAGTGCTTCGTGTGGCTGTTCTCTGGTTGTTTCACTGTTCACCCTCTGGTAGTTCATCACTGGCTATGAATAGGATTTTATCAAGCACCGCTCTAGACATAACAACGTTGCCCTTGTCGTCAAAGGACACCTCAAGGTCCTTCCTAATCACAAAGGGTATACCACCCCATGGGTCGCGTCTCATGATGTCATTGGTCACTGTGCGGGCTTGTGTGTAGCCGAAGCAGTACACACTGTAGTCGCCACCTGTGACCTCATAGATTGAACTTTCGTCGATTAACATAAGTTTACTCCTGTAGTACTACTGTAGTTAACTACTACTGCTTCTTCTTTAGTATATATACCTAAGTATACCTTAGTAGAGGGTATCATACTTTTCGTCTTCTGTAAATATCTCATATTGGTAATATTGCATAGTTTCTGTATCTACTCCCGCAGAAGCAGTAGCAGAAAGACAAATACCACATAAATCCAAAAAATCACCATGTGTGTCCTTCCGTGTCAATTCTGATTCCTCTAGGATTCGATCACAAGCTTTACAGCGCATCTCTCCATTCCTCCCCATGTAGTTCAATCATTAAACGCTCAAGGTGCCTATAGGACAGGCCTTTGTACTTTCTCCGGCTGTCCAGACGGTACATCTCAGTGTCAAACTCCACCAAGTGCTCCACCATGGCGTGTGTCTCTGGGTCCTCTGGTGGCCCTGAGTTGTCCTCAGAGTCACCAGAGTAGTACCCCTGTTCGTATTCCTCAAATGTCATGCTGTGACCCCCTGTAGTGCCTGTATGACCTCATCTATCACCTTCTGCTCCTCCTTCTTCCACTCCTCCAGATCGTCTGGGTATACCGGTGTGTCATCGTCGTAGTACTCTTGGTACTCGTCTGCCCAAAACTCCCATGTCTCTTTAGTCATCTTTTGTGTCTCCTAGTGTGTATACAGCTATCCAAAGGGAGAGCAGAGGGATGCCCACTACCCACCCGAATACCAGAGCATAAAAGCCCCAGAAAAATATGTCATTAATCATCTAGCTCACCTTTCACGTATAGCCAAAGCGTGAGTATACCAGATGCCGACAGTAGTATCAACACGTCCCAAAATGGTTGCCAGTTCTCAAACATTTTTAGTCCTCCTCTCGTAGTGTGAGGTAGTCCGCAGGCTCTACGTCCAGCGTATGGACCCGCAGTAACTCCTCCCAGTCTCCGAAGTTGTCGAATATTTCCTCCGCCTGTTCTCTGGACTCTGCTTCTACTTTGACCTCGTATACTTTGGTCATAATCACTTGGTACGTATGTTTCACTGTGTCGCCTCCTCTGTAGACGCAGTCTGCGACTCCGTGCCGTCATAAAACCACGTCGTGCCCCTGTGGGTAAACGACTGCCCCAATGCTTCCTGTATTGCTCTGTCCGTCTCCTGTGTGCCGTAACGTCTGCCCATGTAGGACCGCCAGCTGTCCGTGGTTGTGCAGTCCTCCACTAGTTTACCCTCCTTGTTCTTCCATTTGAAGGGCACCATGTGTCGGCCCCAGCCGTTCGCTGGAGACCGTAGAGCCTCTACGTAGCGTCTAGCGTCCTCTTCAAGTGTTATCGTGGCCACTCGTCTCGTCCTCTCTCGTAGCCTGTGGCGTGTCCGACTATCCAGCCGAAACCGAAGCAGGCTCCCATTAGTGCTATAGTCATGAGTATTTCCATTAGATCACCTCGTTATTCTGTATGTCGTATGCCAGAGGACCAGCCGATTGATAGACCAAGTCTGCCAACTCTGGGTAATCCTCCTCCAACTGCTCTAGCGCATCAAATGCGTCTAGGTCGCTATGGTATACCGTACGTTCTACCAGTGCAAGATACTCTTGTATTACATTGTTCATGCTAGTTTTTCTCCGTCCAGATAGATGTCACCACGTCGTTTGCATACGTCAACGCCCAATGCTCTCAGACGCGACATGGTGGTACGTGTAGGCCAATCCAACAGCGTGTCTGTGTCAACGTCTACTGTCAGTCCACAGTCCCAACAACGTGCTATGTGGTGTCCGTGTAGGAATACATCGGACATACCGTTTCTACACGATAAAACTTCTGTATTCGCTAACTCCCAGTTGTAACCTTTTTGCACTGCCTCTACCATCTTCTGTTCAATCTGTCTCATGCCTCTAACTCCTCCAGTGCCTCTAGTGCTTCTGTGAATGCCTCGTGTTCAGTCTCTAGACCGTAACACGTGAATGCGTGGAAGTCTACCCATTGTCCACCGATGGGTGTTTGAAAGTTGAATGATGCGCTCTCGTTCCACTCAATCCGCACGTGTCCGTGTGTCTCGTGTTCTAACTCTAGGTACTTCATATGTCAATGCCTCCTGTGGCTCGTGTGTTGACTCACTGCAGAGGACTCTAGCGAATCCTCTACGATTAGTCAACTCCTGTCTAGACTGTTTTTCCCTGCCTCGTAGCCTATCATTGCGCCCATGCCTACCGATGTGGCTACGATGAATACGAATACTAATAGTGGTCCCATGTCTGTCTCCTATGCCGCTTCTGCTTCTGTTTTTTCTCTGCGACGGACAGCAGACCTGATGTCGATTCCTAGAGCCTCTAGTGCTTGCTCAGCGTCCCACATACGGTCCCATGCCTTGTCCGCATCGGCGCTATACAGACTATAGATATAGCTATCTAGACCGCACTCGTTCTTTTTACGTGCGTTGTAATCAAAGTCCCAATGTGCGTCCAAGTACTCCGCGAAGAGGTCTGCTACTTCTGTTGTGTTCAATGTGTTCATAAGAATCATTCTCATTTAGGGGTGGCTTCTGTCCCCCGTCGCCATGTGTGTAGTAAGCCACAGGTTGACCCAGATGTGAAGCGTAAATATTCACACATCTGGACTATTGACTGCCAGTGTCATTCCGTGCTAGTCGCGTGTGCGCGTGTAATAGATAGCTCGCGTAGCAACAATCGTGCCAACCTATGGGGACCAACACAGGCTCACACACTTGTCAACCCATGCAAAGCCCATGCCAACTTGCCCCGTGTTGCCCCATGCAAGAACCATGCCAACTCTTGGGCCTAACACAGGTAGCAACCCGTGTCAAACCCGTGGAAAAACATGGGGCGGGGGAGGGGTTGACATGTGTTGTACTTTTGTAGTAGCTACCTAGACACAAAATAAGCTAAAATTAGGAAAATTACCCTAAAATTAAACCCGTGTAACCCGTTGATTTTACTCATGTTTGTACTTCTACTGCTTTTACCTCTAAAATAGCTTGACTTTTGTGACAACTTATGTTATACTATTGTTGTAATCAGGGATAATTTATGTTATGACCGACGTTGTTAAAAAAAGAGGTCGTGGCAGACCCCGGAAGTCCGAAGTAGCCGCTGTAAAGCCCGGAAACAAGGGTCAAGTAGGCCGACCAAAGGGTGACGCAGCGATAATTAATGAGTACAAGGCTAGGATGTTGGCTAGTCCTAAGTCTCGTAAGGTCCTAGAGACAATTTTTGATGCTGCTTTGGACAATGACCACAAGAATCAAGCTGCTGCTTGGAAACTTGTGATGGACCGTATACTACCAGTGGGTGCTTTTGAAAAAGACGTAGTCAAAGACGCTGGTAGAAACGCTATACAAATCAATATTACAGGTGTTGGTACTGCCGAAGTAACTACTCCAGACGATATCATAGAAGGAGAAGTAGTAGATGGGTCTTAAGCACTTCAAAAGAGAAGAGTTTGACTGTCAGGTCACTGGCACCAACAACATGGAACAAGAGTTCCTAGAGAAGTTAGACCAATTGCGGGGCGCATGTGGCTTCCCCTTTGAGGTAACGTCGGGTTACCGTCATCCAACCAAGCACCCCATTGAAATGAAAAAGGCGGTGCCGGGGACACATGCCCAAGGTATCGCGGCTGACATAAAAATAACTAATGCCGCCCACCGCTACGCTATTGTGTCTAATGCTTTGAACCTTGGCTTCACAGGTATAGGCATTGACGATGATTTTGTACACGTGGACACTAGGGGTACGACTCCAGTGATTTGGTTGTACTAATGCTTCATACAAAACACATTACGTTATCAGACGCTACTGAGCAGACACTGTTTACTATACCGACGGGCTACACGATACATATTGTGTATATCTTTATTGCTAACCACGGTGGCAGTACAAACCAAGTAAGCCTTTGGTGGGAGACAGGTGGTGTAGACCAGATGTACTTCTTTGACGATACTAGCATTGGTGCAGGCAACAAAGAAATCATAGGTGGTCAAAACGACAACGGTATTTTTGTACTGCATAACGGAGACGTTGTAAAAACTCAAGCGTCTTCAGCAACAGGGCAGATGGAAGTAGCAGTTACCTTCCAGCTACTAGAAAGATCAGCAGCGTTTAATAACTTCAATGGATCTTAATATAGAACTACTGCCTTGGCAACAGGAAGTCTGGGCAGACGACACACGTTTTAAAATAGTAGCTGCTGGGCGACGTACAGGTAAGTCTAGGTTAGCAGCATGGATGTTAATTGTTAACGCACTACAGGCAGATAGAGGACATGTATTTTACGTCGCACCTACTCAGGGACAAGCCAGAGACATCATGTGGCAAACCTTGCTTGAACTGGGGCATCCTGTTATCAGCGGTAGTCACATTAATAATCTGCAAATTAAGCTTGTCAACGGTGCTACAATTAGTCTAAAGGGTGCAGACAGACCAGAGACAATGCGAGGTGTCAGCCTTAAGTTCCTAGTAATGGACGAGTACGCTGACATGAAACCTGAGGTATTTGAGCAGATCCTGAGACCTGCTTTGGCTGACCAAAAGGGCTGTGCGATGTTCATAGGGACACCTATGGGCAGAAACCACTTCTACGAACTTTATAAATATGCGGAGTTAAGTAATGATTCGACGTACGCTGCATACCACTTTACTTCTTACGACAATCCATTGTTGGACCCGGACGAAATTGATGTTGCTAAACGCTCTATGTCGTCTTATGCGTTTCGCCAAGAGTTTATGGCGTCTTTTGAAGCGCGTGGGTCAGAAATGTTTAAGGAAGACTGGGTACAGTTTAGTGAAGATAAACCCGAAGTAGGAGATTACTACATTGCCGTTGACTTGGCAGGTTTTGAAGAAGTCAACAAGAAGAAGACTAAGAATTCCAAGCTTGACGACACAGCGATCGCCGTGGTTAAGGTCAATGAGCATGGTTGGTATGTTGACAATATCATATACGGCCGATGGTCACTTGACGAAACAGCAGCTAAGATATTTCAGGCCGTTAGAGATTACCGTCCCGTATCGGTGGGAATCGAAAGAGGTATTGCTAAACAAGCAGTAATGTCACCTCTGATGGATCTACAGAAGCGGTACGGAACATTCTTTAGAGTAGAAGAGTTGACACACGGTAACAAAAAGAAAACCGACAGAGTAATGTGGGCGCTACAGGGGCGCTTTGAAAATGGGTACATTACGCTGAACAAAGGAGAGTGGAACTCTAGATTCCTAGACCAACTCTTTCAGTTTCCTGACCCTTTGACCCATGACGATTTAGTGGACGCTTTAGCGTACATTGACCAATTGGCAAAAGTAGCGTACGACTACGACTACGAAATAGAAGACCATGAAATTTTAGACGTGGTAGCAGGATACTAATATGACTGACTTATATGAACAAGACCCACTTATGGTTGAAGAAACGATTGAAGATTGGGTTATTACCAAGTGTGAAGATTGGAGGGACTACTACGAAAGTAATTATGAAGCAAGATTTGAAGAATATTATAGACTATGGCGTGGTATATGGGACCCTGCTGACAGTGAGCGTAGGTCTGAGCGTTCCCGTATTATTTCTCCTGCACTACAACAGGCAGTTGAGTCTAATGTAGCAGAACTAGAAGAAGCTACCTTTGGACGTGGTAAGTGGTTTGACGTAAGTGATAACTTTGGTGACAGTCAGAAAGAAGACGTGTTGTTCTTACGTAACAAACTTACGGAAGACTTTGAAAACTGCATGATTCGTAAATCAGTTGCAGAGTGTCTTATTAATGCTGCTGTGTTTGGTACAGGCATCGGTGAAATTGTTATTGAAGAAGTTAAAGAAATGGCTCCTGCTACTCAGCCCATTATGGACGGAGATTTGCAAGCAGTAGGAGTAAACGTTACAGATCGTGTCAAGGTTAAACTTAAGCCTGTACTACCTCAGAATTTTTTGATTGACCCTGTAGCAACCTCTGTAGAAGACGCTCTGGGTGTAGCTATTGATGAATTCGTAAGTCTACACCAAGTAGAACTATTACAAGAACAAGGTGTGTATCGTGACGTTTATGTTGGTCCTGCTGCTCCCGACACCGATCTTGAACCTGACCAAGATATTACTATTTACAATGACGACAAGGTAAGACTTACGAAGTACTATGGTTTAGTGCCACGAGAGCTTCTAGATTCGGCTCTGAGCGAAGAAGACGAAGAAGCAGTACCTGAGAAAGGGTTTAAGACAAAGTACGTAGAAGCCGTTGTAGTGGTTGCTAACGGCGGTATACTTTTAAAGGCCGAAGCCAATCCTTACATGATGGAAGACCGTCCTGTTGTTGCATTCCCTTGGGACGTAGTACCCGGACGCTTCTGGGGTCGTGGAGTCTGCGAAAAGGGGTATAACTCTCAGAAAGCTTTGGACACAGAGTTGCGAGCTAGAATTGACGCTCTTAGCCTCACTATTCACCCAATGATGGCTATTGACGCAACTAGACTACCTCGTGGTGCAAAACCAGAGGTACGTCCCGGTAAGATGATTTTAACCAACGGAGACCCTCGTGAAGTACTTCAGCCGTTCAACTTTGGTCAAGTTAGTCAAATCACTTTTGCTCAGGCAGGAGCACTGCAGCAAATGGTACAACAAGCAACGG